CAAACTTTAGCAGCGTCAAATTACGATGTTGATACTAAGGTAAGACCAGGAAGAATATATCAAGCAGAGACTGCAGACTTTCCAAATACTTATGAAAGACCTAACGCTGTAGAGGTTGAGTTTATAGTAGGAGGAGCTGCTGCTGATATACCAGCTCCAATAATTCAAGGAATTTACATAATTGTAGGTCGTTACTACGAGAACAGACAAGATGTAGTTACTGGAACTATTGCAAGTGAATTGCCTTTAATGGTTGACCACTTATTAACTCCTTACCGATTGCTTGAACTATGATAATAGGCAAAATAGCTAGAAAGTTAAAATTATATACACAGACTTACTCAACTAACGCATACGGCGAGAGGGTAGTATCTGACAATAGCTTTGTGACTATTTATGGAGATTTTGACTTTAAAGGTGGTAATACTTCTTATGATGCTGATGCTTTAATAAATGACGAGCCTATAGAGTGCCTAATAAGATACAGAACTAACATAGGAGTATCTCCTCAGTATTTTATCTCTAATGGCTCTACTAATTATTCTATCAAAAGTATAAAAGAAGTAGGTCGTAAAGACAAGATGATACTTTTATTAGAAAAGAATGATGTCGTAGACTTATCACAGACGGCAGCTAATCAATTTGTATTTACTATTGACACAGAGAACACATCAAGTGGCTCTAGTTTAAATACTCAGTTTATGCTTCCATTGGTTAGTAGTGGTAGTTATAACGCTACGGTAAACTGGGGAGATGGCTCTAGCGATACAATAACAAGCTACAATCAACAAGAGGTTACACACACTTATAGTAGTGCTGGTCAATACGAAATAAGTATAGAGGGAACACTACAAGGTTGGCAATTTAATAACGCTGGAGATAGGCTTAAAATGCTTGATGTAAAACAATGGGGAGTTTTAGACTTATCTACTAACGCTGCGTTTTATGGATGTACTAATTTAGACGCTAGTGCTACAGATGCTCCAACTATTTCTAGTACAACATTTTTTAATATGTTTAGAGATTGTACTAACTTCAATGGTGCTATAGGTAACTGGGATATAACTAATGTAACAAGTTTACAAGAAGCATTTAGAGATGCATCTACTTTTAATAAGCCTTTAAATTCTTGGAATGTAAGTAGCGTCACTACTATGAATTCTATGTTTTTAGATTGTAGTTCATTAGACCAAGATTTAAACTCTTGGGACACTTCTAATGTAGAGATTATGTATAGAACTTTTTATAATTGTTCACAATTCAATGGAGACATATATAGCTGGGATACTACTACAGTTGAAAATATGCAACAAATGCTCTACAACTGCGACCTATTCGACCAATCTCTAGCAGCTTGGGAAATTGATAGCGTTTCTAACTTTACTAACTTTATGCAGAACGCTAGTGGTTTAAGCACATCTAATTATGATGCTACATTAATATCTTGGGCATTACAGCCAGTAAATAGTGGATTGAGTATAAACTTCGGAGGCTCACAATTTACAGAGTCAGCGTATGCTTCACGATTCAGCTTAATAGAGGACGATGGTTGGACTATTGTTGATGGTGGTATATTTGACCCAACACCAGCCGATTACATAAGCGTATTAAATACAAGAGTAGTAGCTGCTGGAGGAGTAGTAGAGAACACTACAGATAGCCAAGCATTCTTACAAACATTAAACGATATAAGCTAATGGCAGACGGACTATTAAATAAAGCGAGTATTATCTTAACTCCTACTGGTTACAAGGCTGGAACGCTTTACAATGTAGCACCAGTAGTAGAGCCTTATGAGGACTTTGACTTTGCTAGAGCATCAGTTGCTAGTCGTGTTAATTCTAGTGGCTTAGTCGAGATAGTAGGTCGTACTCTTAGTAGTGAGTTAATAACAGATGGAGGTTTTCCAAATTTAGATAATTGGAGTGTAAATGGTGGAGATTATGCAACGATTGTAGATGGTGCTTTAAATTCTAACAATACAGAAAACGGTAATTGGTACGCTGAAAATATAAGTCAAAATATTTCTTTTGTAAATGGCAAAACCTATAAAGTTACTTTCAAAGCTAAAAACATAAGTGGAGGATTAAATTTAAGATTGACACAAAGTGCTAACATAATTTTTACTCAAAACATTACAAGTACATTTGTAGATTATGTAGTTTATTATACTGCTAATGCAGATAATGGTTCTATAAGAATATTTTGTAATGATGATGTTGGTGAATTTCAAATAGACAATATATCAGTAAAAGAAATAATAGACACCAACAACATTCCAAGAATAAGCTATGATAGTAATGGAGATAATGGTCATATATTGTTAGAGCCTACTACAACAAATTTATATTTAAATACTGACACACTATCTACACAAAATGTAAGTACATCAGCAAGTGATTATTCTGTTTCATTTTATGGGACTGGAACAATTTCATTTAGTGGTTCTTATAGTGGTAGTCTTGTAGGAACTGGAGTAAATGACAGAGTATCTTTAACATTTACTGCTACAAGTGGAACTCTTACAAGTACAGTTAGTGGTAGTGTTACAAATGCACAGATAGAGAATTTAGGTTACTCTACTTCATATATGCCTAGCCTATCAACACAAGGAGTAAGAGCTTCAGAGACTGCAAATGGTGCTGGTAGTGCTGACTTAATAAACTCAACAGAGGGTGTGTTATATGCAGAGATAGCTGCTTTAGCAAATGATGGTACTAATAGAACGATAGCTTTAAATAAAGATACTAATGATAGAATACAGATGTATTTTAACACATCTACAAATGGTTTAAGTATATTTTATAAAGCACAAAGTGGAGCTACATCATTTATAATGAATGAAACTTTAACAGATGTGACTTTATTTAATAAAATCTGTTTCAAATGGAAAGCTAATGACTTTGCACTATGGGTTAATGGTGTAGAAACTGATACTGTTAGTAGTGGTGTAACTCCTACTGCTAATACTTTAAATGCCTTAGAGTTTGAGATGTTTAACGATAGTAGTCCTTTCTACGGAAAATGCAAAGCACTAGCAGTATTTAATGAGGCTTTAAGTGATGACGAACTAACACAACTGACAACATGAGTTTAAGATTAACAGAAATATGCTACCCAGAAGTAAAGAGTTACTACATCGTATGGAACGATAGCGATGCGATAGTATCGTATGGAGCGCTAGAGACTTATCAATGCTTAGAGACTAAGTGGTCTGATGTAGATTTATACACTAAGGAAATAGATTGGATAAACATATTAATAGATAACGGTATAAACCCATTTCCAGAGCAATAATGGCAATAGGAACAAGTAAAATATTAAGAGGTAATCAAGGTGGTCACGCTGGTTTTGTTACAGCTACCATTGATGAGAAAGAGCTTAAGTCTTTGATTAAGGACTTAGAGAAACTTAATATGTCTGATAGTAAAAATAAGACACTACTAAGGCAAGGAATGCGCAAAGCATCTAAGCCAATCCTACAAGAGCTTAAATCTATTGTACCAGTTGAATCTAAACAACTTAAAAAGTCTTTAGCTATAATCAACGGAAAGAATGTAAAAGGTAAGCCACCGACGGTATATGTAGGACCAAGAGTTAAAAAATCATTTGCTAGTAAAGATAAGTCTGGTTTTTATTTCTATTTCTTAGAGTATGGATTTAGAGGTATTCCTGGACTAAGAATGTTAGACAAGACTGCTGCTAGTAAAGGTAACACAGCTATTAATAGCGTTATAGTAGAAATAAAAAAACTCATTGATAAAAGAATGAAGTAATGGAGATTGGTAAAGTAATATATAATATACTTAGCAACGATTCAAATGTTGCTCCTTTAGTTAATACTGACGGTAATTTAAGAATATTCCCTAGCCGTTATAACTTCCCTACTGATGTCAAGTTGCCTTATATCACTTATCAGATGTTTGCAGATGAGCCTAACAACACTAAGAACGGAGTTAGTGAGTATGACTATGTAAGAGTACAAATAAGTTTTTACCATAACAATTACGCTGACTTAGTAACTTTAGCTGGGCATATTCGTACAGCTTTAGACTATGTAAGTGGAACATATAGTGGTCTAGTAGTAGATAAGATATTTTACCAAGACCAGAACGAGCTATATGATGACTCTGCTGGTAGTATTGGTTTATATGGTATGGCGCAAGATTACAGATTTAACATAAATAGATAGATATGTACAAAGTAAAGATAAAAAAAGACATCGAATGCAGAGGAGTAGAATATGTAGAAGGCGAATCTTACAAAGTAGTAAGAGCAGTCTTTAACTTCTTACAGCATAACGATGCAATAGATACAACAAAGAAAAAATCTAAGAAGAAGGAAACTTCTGAGGATTTAGATATTAGCTAATTATAAATTTTAAAATTAAAAGAAAATGGCAATTTTTAACGGAACGGATTTAATCCTAAAAGTTTCTCCTAGTAGTGGAGGAACGGAAGCGAAATTGATGCATTCTCAGAATGTTTCACTTTCAATGAATGTAGATACAATAGACATCTCAACTAAAGACTCTGCTGGTTTTAGAGAGTTATTAGGTGGTCAAAAGTCTTTCAGTCTTTCAGCTGATGGTCTTATGGACTTCTCAGCAACTGCTGGAGATACTGATGTAGCTGAATTATTTGACCAGATGATGGATAGAACAGCAGTAGATTTTATCTTTGCTCTATCTACTCCAGCTGGTTATACAATAACTGGAGATGGTTTTATTACTTCTCTTGAGATTTCTGGCGGTACAGAAGATGCTCCAACTTATTCTTGTTCAATCGAGGGTAGTGGCGCAATTACTAAGAGTGCTGTATAATAATTTCTTTGTTGGTTGGGGATTGTGCTACGGCACGTCTCCCAACTAGCAATAACTTAAACTAACAAAGATATGTACGAAGTAGTTATAATAAACGGTAAGGATTACCCAGTAAGATTTGGAATGAACTCGTTGAGGTTATTCTGTAAAGATACTGGAAGAAGTTTAGCTGACTTAGATAAGCTAGGGGAAGG